CTCGGCGAGATCAGTTTCGTGGATCTCGGCGCAGACGGCCGCACCAGCGCGAGCATCGCCGCGCGTCAGCACAAGGAGCCCAGCGTCATGGCCGACGATTCCAACCCCACCCCCTCCCCGTCCTCGACCCCTTCGGTCACCGGCACCGAGCAGACCCCCGAGCAGGTCCGCGCCGCGGCACTGGCCGAGACGGCCCGCATCGACGCGATCCGCAGAGTGTGCGGTGGCAAGTACAGCAACATCGAGGCCCAGGCCATCCGCGACAACTGGGATGCCACGCGCACCGAACTGGAAGTCCTCCGCGCCAGCCGCCCCAAGGTCCCAGGCATCCATGTGATCGACACGAGCGTGACCAGCGAGGTGCTGGAGGCAGCGTGCTTCCAGAGCGCCAAGCTCGATGGCATCGAGAAGGTCTGCTCGGAGCAGGCGATGGACGTCGCGGCCAAGCGGTTCAACGGCGGTCTGGGCTTGCAGGAGCTGCTCTTCGAGGCCGCGATCGCCAACGGCTACACGGGCCGCACGTTCCGCGACAGCCGCCGCGTGCTCGAGGCCGCGTTCGGTCGGGGCATCGAGGCGGGCATGACCACGATCGACGTGGGTGGCATTCTCTCCAACGTCGCCAACAAGTTCCTGCTGGAGGGGTTCTTCAGCGTCGAGCGCGTGTGGCGAAACATCTGCGCTGTCCGCAACGTGAACGACTTCAAGACGGTCACGAGTTACCGCCTCATCGGCAAGGACCAGTACGAGGAGATCGGCGCGGGCGGCGAGATCAAGCACGGCACGCTCGGAGAAGAGACCTACACCAACAAGGCCAGCACCTACGCCCTGATGTTGTCCATCGATCGACGCGACATCATCAACGATGATCTCGGCGCGATCACCACGGTGCCCCGCAAGCTCGGGCGGGGCTCGGGCCTGAAGATCAACGACGTCTTCTGGACGGCGTTCCTGAACAACGCGGCGTTCTTCAGCGCCGGCAACAAGAACTTCGTCACGGGCGCGGACACCGCGCTGGGCATCGACGGACTGACCAAGGTCGAGCAGACGTTCATGGACCTGGTGGACTCCGACGGCAAGCCCACGGGCGTGATGCCGTCGATCATGCTGGTGCCCACGGCGCTCTCGGCGATGGGCACGCAGCTCTACAAGAGCGTCGAGCTCCGGGACACGACCGCGAACACCAAGTTCCCGATTGCCAACCCGCACCAGGGCAAGTTCCGCATCGAGGTCAGCCGCTACTTGGCCAACGCCCTCTACACCGGCAACTCGGCCAAGGCGTGGTACCTGCTGGCGGACCCCAACGACCTGCCGGTGATCGAGGTCGCGTTCCTCGATGGCAAGGAAGCCCCGACCGTCGAGAGCTCGGAAGCCGACTTCAACATGCTCGGCATCCGGATGCGTGGGTACCACGACTTCGGCGTCAACCTGCAGGACCCGCGCGGCGGCGTGAAGAGCAAGGGCGAGGTGTAAGCCATGCCCGGGCAGGTCAGCACAGGCGCTGGGGGGCTCGGCGAAGAGCTCCCCGGCGACCTCCAGAGCGGCATCGATCAGCAATCGGGCATCGACACCGATGGCCCACCAACAGATGGAGGTTCAGGCATGGCTTCAGGACCAGCAAAGTTCGTTCAGGAAGGCGGCTCGATCGACTACACCCCCGGCGCGGACGTGCTCGTGGGCGCGGTGGTCGTGCAGGCCGATCTCATCGGCGTCGCGCAGGCCCCGATCAAGGCGGGACAACTTGGCTCGATCGCCGTCACCGGCGTGTTCGACTTCAACAAGGCGGTCGGCGCGGGCAGCGCCATCCCCGCGGGCACGCTCACGTACTGGGATGCGGCCGCCCAGAACGCCACCAAGAACGCGGCCGCCGGCGCGAACAAGTTGATCGGCAAGGCGGTGAAGGCCACCGTCGACGCCGACACCATCGTTCGCGTTCGCCTGCAGCAATAAGGAGCACCTGTGGGCGACCTGCTCGATCGAGGCGCGGCATTCCTCGATGCCCAGCGTCACCAGCACCTCTCCCGCCCGGTCCTCTACCGGCGTGGCACGGACGAGAAAGACGTCCAGGCCACCGTTGGCAAGACCGAGTTCGAGCAGGCCGACGACGCAGGGCTCATTCACCGAGTGGAGTCGCGGGACTTCCTCGTGCGGACGGGGGACCTGGATCTGGGCGCTGGCCCGATCCTCCCTCGGGCGGGCGATCAGGTGCGAGAGACGGTCGGAACGACTGTGTTCGTGTACGAGGTCAATGCGCCCGGAGGGCAGCCGCCGTTCCGGTACAGCGACCCGTACCGCAGGGTTCTTCGGATTCACACCAAGCACATCGGCACGGAGACGTGATGGCGGACTCAAGCAACAACTCCAACGGACAGAACGGCAGCGCCCGGTGGGCCGGCGTAGTCGTCACGGTCGTGCTCGCGGCGGGCGCGATGACCGTCCAGTGGGGCGTCGTCACTACCAAGCTCCAACAGGTCGAGAAGCGGCTCGACGAGTTCATCGGCGAGGCCCACAGCATCCGCGCCCAGTACGCCGAGATGGAGCGCAAGATCTGGTTCCTCGAGGGCAAGCTCTCTGGGCTGACCTCCAACGCGCCCCGCCAGACCGTGCCGACGACGGGAGGTGGGCCGTGAGCACCATCGCCGCCCTCGCCGACGCTGTGGCAGCGCACGTGACCGATGGTTCCTTCGGGCAGCCGGTCACGGCCGTCCGGATGTACCAGCCCGCGTTCACGCTGGAAGACCTCAAGGACCTCCGCGTATCGGTGGTGCCGCGCACGGTGCAGATGACGCCGGTGACCCGGGACAGCCTGTCCATCGAGTACGTCATCGACGTCGGCGTGCAGAAGAAGCTGCCCGCCGAAGGGGCGGACGCGACGATCGATCAGTTGCTCGTGCTGGTCGAGGCGATCGCGGATCACCTGCGGTTCAAACGGCTGGAGGGCTTCCCCGACGCGGCGTGGGTCGGGATCAGCAACGAGCCGGTGGTGTCGAGCGAAGCGCTCGAGCAGCACCGGGTGTTCACGAGCGTGCTCAGCGTCACCTACCGGGAGCGGAGGTAGCCATGCGCAACACCATCATCTTCGGCGTGGCGATGACCGACGAGCTCAAGCCGCTGGCGACCCAGAAGACAATCGCCACCTTCACGCTCACCGCGTCGCACAAGAACACGCAGGACCTGTTGCTGTCGGACGGCAAGACCGACCCCATCGAGGTCGCCCCGGGCACGCAGTACTACTTCGAGCGGGTCAACCTGGCGGACGTGCTGGTCAAGAGCAAGGGCGGCGAGATGGTCTTTGTGGTCGGCCACAGCGCCGAGTGAAAGGAGTCAGCGATGGCAATCAAGCTCGGCATGGAAGCCGCCCTGAAGTACAAGACGGGCGGCCAGGCGGGCGCGGGTGCGTGGACGGCGCTCGGCAACACGCGGGATGTGACGCTGAACCTCGAAGCGGGCGAGGCGGACGTGACCACGCGGGCCAACAACGGCTGGCGAGCCACGGTTGCCACCCTCAAGGAGGCGAGCGTGGAGTTCGAGATGGTTTGGGATACCGGCGATGCCGGGTTCACCGCCATCAAGAACGCCTTCTTCAACAACGACCCCATCGGCCTCCAGATCCTCGACGCGGCCGCGGGCCAGGGCCTGCAAGCGGACTTCTCGATCACCAACTTCAGCCGCAGCGAAGCCCTCGAAGAGGCCATCACGGTCTCGGTGACGGCGAAGGTGACGTACTCGACCACGGCGCCCTCATGGATCGGCAGCTAAACACGGAGGCACGGATGCGGCAGTTCAAGGACAACGCGGGTCGGACCTGGACGGTGGACATCAACGTCGCCACGCTCAAGCGCGTGCGCGGGCTTACGGGCGTCGACCTCATGCAGGTCATCGAGGGGACGCTCATCGAGAAGCTCATCCGTGACCCGGTGCTGCTGTGCGATGTGGTCTACGCGGTCTGCAAGCCTGAGGCCGACGCGGCGAAGGTCTCGGACGAGGAGTTCGGCAAGGCGATGGCGGGCGACGCCATCGAGTCCGCCACGCAGGCGGTGCTGGATGAACTCATCAGTTTCTGCCCGAGCCCGAGGGACCGGGCCAACCTCGGGCGGGTGCTCCAGGCCACGCGGAACGTGATGGACCGGGCGCGGGACCTGGTGGAGAAGAAGCTCGACAGCGGCGAACTGGATCGGCTGGCGGACCGCCTGCTGACCGAGGGATCACCGGAAGCGACTGCTGGAAGCTCGTCCATCAGTGCGCCGGAATCCTCGGCATCGACCCCGGCCCCCTGACGCTCCGTGATCTCATGGCGATGCTCGACGGAAAGCAGCGCCACGACTGGTCGATCGCCTCCGCCGTCATGGCGCTCGTCGCCAACATCCACCGCGACCCCAAGCGATCCCGCCGACTGAACCCCACCGACTTCGACCCCTTCGCCAAGCGCAACCGGCCCATCCCGGTCGGCGTGTCAGTCCTCAAACACGTGTTCATCGACGGCAAGATGCCCCCCATCCCCAAGGAGGCTCACGGATGAAGTTCCTCAGCTCGCTTTCCACTCGCCATTACGTCTACATCGTCGGCCTGCTGCTCATGGCGCTCGTGCTCACGTCGTGCGCGGGCCTCGACTTGGGCGACCTCGTGAAGGTCAAGACGCCCAACACCATCCAGCAGACCACAGGTTTGCCATCGACGCTCAGCCTGAACGAGGCCGAGGTCGAGTACCAGAACTGGTTCAACCAGACGCAGACGACCGGCGCGCAGTGGAAGGGCAACATCGAGAAGGCCGGCGAGCTCCGCGGCCTGTTCAGTCAGCTCACGCTCTCCGCGCTGGACACGGTCGGGCCGACGGTGGCCGGCCTGCCTGTCCTCGGCCCTGCGCTGCCCGCGCTTACGGGGATCGTCGGCCTGTTCATCGGCTCGGGCCGCCTTCGCAAGGAGAAAGAGGCGTCGTTCAACAAGGGCCTGGAGAAGGGCAGCGGCCTCAGTGGAGGCACCCCCACCGGCGGGAGCGGCGCGTGATCACCATGCGGATCAAGGACATGTTCTTCGACCGCGCGGCGGTGGTCCGCGCCGTCGATGGTGCCAAGCGGAAGGTGCTCAGCAAGGCCGGCGCGTTTATCCGCACGGCGGCCCGCACGAGTATCCGCAAGCGCAAAGGGTCCGCGCCAGCGGGCACGCCGCCCCACTCCCACGAGGGGAGCCTGCGCCGGCTCATCCTCTTCGGGTACGACAAAGCGGCGGACTCCGTGGTCGTCGGCCCCGTGGGGTTCAAGAAGAGCGTCGCGCCCAACGTGCTGGAGTACGGCGGGGACACGGTTGTCCTCCGGCGCAGAGGCGGGCGTCTCACCTCGCACAAGGTCAAGGTCGCCGCGCGGCCGTACATGGCACCGGCGCTGGAGAGGGAGCGGCCGAAGTTACCGCTGCTGTGGCGGAACTCCATTCGGAAGGGAGCCTGATCGGTGGCCGACACGCGGGGCATCCGGGCTGGACGGGCGTTCGTCGAACTCGGCGTGAGCGACAAGCTCACCGCCGGGCTTCGCCGCGCCCAGAAACAGCTGGAAGCCTTCGGTGCTGGCCTGCGGTCGGTGGGCACCCGGCTCGCTGGGATCGGCGCGGCGGCGATCACGGCGCTGCTCGGCACGGCCAAATCCTCCTCCGACACGGGGGACATGCTCGACAAGATGAGCCAGCGGACGGGCGTGAGTGTGGAGGCGCTGTCCGAGTTGGGTTTCGCCGCTGATCTCTCCGGTACCGATCTGGAGACGCTCGAGTCCGGCCTGCGGAACATGCAGCGGACGCTCACCGAGGCGGCCCAGGGGTCCAAGTCCGCCGGCGAGGCCCTCGGGCGGCTCGGTCTGAGCGCGGCGCAACTCGCCGGGCTATCCCCGGATGAACAGTTCAAGGTGCTCGCGGAGCGGCTCTCGCAGATCCGCGATCCCGCCCTCCGTGCCGCACTGGCGATGGAGGTCTTCGGCAAGGCCGGAACCAAGCTCCTGCCCCTCATGGCTGACGGCGCGGCGGGCATCGAGGCGATGCAGGAAGAGGCCCGGCGCCTCGGCCTCACCGTCAGCACCGAGACCGCCCGCGACGCCGCCGCGCTGAACGACGCGCTCGGCACCCTCTGGAAGGTGCTCAAGCAAGGCGTGTTCACCATCGGCGGAGCGCTCGCGCCGACGCTCAAGGACCTCGCCGAGCGGATCACGCGCATCGTCGTGAACGTCACCACCTGGATCAAGGCAAACCGGGAGACGGTCGTGTGGGCGCTCAAGATCGCCGCCGCCGTCGCCGTGGCGGGGGTCGCCATTGTCGCGCTTGGGTACATCATCTCGGGGGTCGGCACCGTCCTCGGCGTCGTGGCGGCCGTCATCGGCGGGATCGGGACCGCCTTCAGCCTGATCGGGGCCGCGATCGGCGCGATCCTGTCGCCGGTCGGGCTGGCCATCGCCGCGATCGTGGCGCTTGGTGGCGTGCTGCTCGTGACCACGGGCGCGGGTGGCGAGGCCCTCGCTTGGCTCGGCGACCGCTTTACCGAACTGCGCGACTGGGTTGGCAAGGTGATCGGCGGCATCTCCGACGCCCTCGCGGCGGGCGACATCGCCCTGGCCGCCGAGATCCTGTGGCTGTCCCTGAAGGTCATCTGGCAGCAGGGCGTCGCGGCGCTCAACAAGGTCTGGCTGGAGGCCAAGGAGTTCTTCGTCTCCACCGCCTACGGCATGTGGTACGGGGCGCTCGCCGCCGCGGAGATCGTCTTCCACGCCCTCGAGGTCGCCTGGATCGAGACCACCGCGTTCCTCTCCAAGACCTGGACCAACTTCACCACAGGCTTCCAGCAGGTGTGGGAGTCGGCATCTTCGTGGGTCGCCAAGCGCATGCTGGAGATCCAGGGGCTGTTCGACTCCGGGCTTGACGTGGACGCCGCGAAGAGGGCCGTCGATGATCAACTCGAATCCCGTCTGGCGGAACTGGAGAACGGGGCCCAGCGGCAGGTGGCCGAGCGCGAGGGGCAACGTGCCGCCGAGCGAGACCAGGCCGCCGCCATCCACGAAGAGACGCTCGCCGGGATCGGTCGTGACTTTGAGGAGGCCCAGGCCTCGCTCAAGGCGAACACGGAGGCGGGCCTCGCGGAGTCGCAAGCGGCGCTCGACGCGGCCAAGCAGAAGCTCGCCGACGCCATCGAGCAGGCGCGCCAGAAGCGCGAGGCGGCGGACGCGGAGCGCGGGGCAGCCCGTTCGCCGCGGAACCTGATGGCCGAGTTCGAGGACCGCCTCGCGGGTCTCGGGGAGGTCATCGGCAAGGGGATCAGCGTGCGGGGCACGTTCAACGCCCGCGCCGCGCAGGGGCTGGAGTCCGACGGCGGGGCCGCCGAGCGCACCGCCCGCGCAACCGAGCAGACCGCCAAGCACACCAAGCGTCTGGCCGACGCCGCGCAGAGCGGCGGGCTGACCTTCGCCTAAGGAGAAGCGTTCGTGTCGATCACGGTGACGGAGAAGTTCGAGAGCCGAAAGTCCACCAAGGGCGACAACCCCTCGGCGGAGCTGGTCTACACCGTGCGAGGCACCAACGACGATCTCGCCGCGCGCAACGCGGCCGAGACGACCAGCCCCGCGACCTATGACGGCCAGCCGCGGCAGTCCGTCTCCGTCGAGCCCGTCGGCGATGAGCTCTGGGAGGCGGTGGTCCGGTACGGCAAGGCCCAGGGCGGATCGCTCCCTGAGCCTGGCGAGAGCGTCTTCTCATTCGACACCGGCGGCGGCACGCAGCACATCACCCAGAGCAAGGACACGGTCTCCTCGCACGCGCCCTCCGGCTCGTCGGCCCCGGACTTCGGCGGCGCGATCGGCGTGACCGCCGACGGCGTTGAGGGTGTGGACATCACCGTCCCGGTCTTCCAGTTCTCCGAGACGCACTATTTCGCCAACGAGGACGTGACGGCCGCGTACAAGGGCACGCTCTTCTCGCTCACTGGCAAGGTCAACGCCGGCGGGTTCAAGGGATTTCAGGCGGGCGAGGTCCTGTTCCTCGGTGCATCGGGCGCACGGCGCGGCACCGATCCTGATGACGACTGGGAGATCACGTTCCGCTTCGCGGCCAGCCCGAACGCGAGCGGCATCTCGGTCGGCGACATCAGCGGCATCAGCAAGAAGGGGTGGGAGTACCTGTGGGTGCGGTACGCCGACCAGGAGGACACGGGCTCGCACGCGATCGTGAAGCGCCCGGTCGCGGCGTATGTCGAGCGCGTGTACGACGAGGGCGACTTCTCCGGTCTGGGAATCTGACCCCCACCCCCCCCACGAGGAAACGATGGGCGACGCATTCCGCAAAGTCCGGGCAGGCCAGCCGCTCCGCATCCCCGCGGCGGCGTACAACGCCTTCGTCGATGCGGCGGTCGATCTGCGCCGGCGGGAGCGAAACGCCAATGCCGGGCCGGCGCTGGAGCTCGCGCAGCGCGGCATTGTCCTGGTCCGCAACGACTCCGATGATGACATCGAGCCGTACCACGCGCTGGCCATCACCGGCGTGCTCGTCGAGCCCGACAGCGAGGACCAAGAGCGGACGTTCCACAGCCGCACGCCCCTGACGGGCGAGATCGCCACTGAGGAGTCGTCGTCGCTCTCGTTCGTGCTGGCGCTCCAGCCGATCAAGCCCGGCGAGCTCGGACGGTGCGTGCTCACGGGCGTGACGCCGGCGCGCATCCTCATCGCCGACGAGACGGACACCACCTGCGAACTCGCGACGGGCGAGACGGTGCTGGCCAGCACGCCCATGGGCGGCGTTCCCATCCTCTGGAAAGAGGAGGGCACCGGCGAGAAATGGGCCGTGATCGAGATGGGGCAGGCCTCGCCAGGGCGCGTCACGGCGATCCTGGGTGCCGCCCAACCGATCCCCACCGAGCGCAACCGCTGGCGCTACCCGTGGGTGGAGGCACGGATCGACGGCGATTCCGCCAGCGATTCCTACCTCCGCTACATCGCCGTGCCCGACGGTTTGTCCTCCCAGCTCCCCGGCGGCGGCGAGGACCCGATGCGGATGGCGATCAACCGCTTCGAAGCCCACCACATGAACGACTTCGAGCCAGGCTCTGGCTTTGGCGGGCTGCTGGGCCTCGGCCCGGTGTGCGAGCTCCCCGGCGTGCTGCCCAAGTGCCCGCCCGCGCGATCGCTCCGGCCCAAGCTCGTTCCCATCCCCGAGGGCGTGTGCGTGCAGCTTACGTGTGAGCGCGACAGCAAGGGCAAGTCGGTCTGGGTCTTCGAGGCCATGAGCCTGATCGAGATCGCCGATCCCGCCGACGAGGACCGCAAGTTCAACATCTACATCGAGGGAGGCGTATGACGACGGCTCCCGCTCCAGCCAAGCCGAACCTTGATGCTCGCCGCGAGCACGAGCGGCAAAAGTACGTCTCGCTGGCGGCTCGGCCCGCCGCGCCCGGCACCGGCTACGGCGCGACCAACCACGGCGCGGCAGCGATCCCGCTCGTGCAGCGGCTCAAGCCTCGCTTCGTCGTGGACTTTGGGTGCGGGCGGAATGACTTCATCGGCGCTCTGCGCCGCCTCGGCATCGACGGGCTCGGGATCGACTTCGCGTTCCCCGAGGCGGACATCCCGCGGGCGATGCACAAGACCGGCCTGTTCGACGGCGTTGCCGACGTGGTGACGAGCTTCGATGCCCTGGAGCACCTGCTCCCTGAGGACGTGGACGCGGTGCTCGCGGAGATGCGGCGTGTCGCCCGCCCGCGGGCGCACTTCGTCTTCTCGATCTGCACGCGGCCGAGCCGGACGACTGTCGCCGGCGAGGGACTGCACCCCACCGTGCAGCCACTCGCGTGGTGGTTGGAGCGGATCGGGCGTGTCGCCACGATGTCGGCACCGAAGGCCGAAAGCCGGTACATCGTCGGGCGCTTCACGGCTAAGGAGGGGTGCGGCTGTGCGTGAGAACCAGTCGGACATCGCGGCGCTCCAAGCGGGCCTGAAGTCGCGGAAGCCCGCCCGGGATGGCCTGCGCCTGTACACCGCCGACTTCGACTCGGTCTCGCTCGCTGGCTTCTACCGGGGCCGGTCGGCGTTCCTGATCCTGTCGGGGCCGTCGCTCACGCAGGGGGGGTTGGACCTCACGCAGCTCAACAGGCGCGGCATCGTCACGATGGCCGTGAACAACGCCTGGTCTGTTCACCGTCCCACGCTCTGGACGTGCGTGGACGACCCCGGCCGCTTCATCGACACGGGCTGGAAGGACCCGGGCATCCTGAAGTTCGTTCCCACCTGCCACTGGGACAGGCGCCTGCGCATCCAGAACGCCGACGGCACTATGCGCAACAGCGCCTTCCGCGTGCGGCAGATGCCCGGGGTTCTCTTCTTCCGCCGGGCGGACCACTTCGACCATGAGCGATTCCTGACCGGCGACTCGATCCCCTGGGGCAACGACGCGAAGCACCCCGATTCCCTCGGGATCACCGGCAAGCGGAGCGTCATGCTCGTCGCCCTGCGCCTGCTGCACTATCTGGGTTTCGGCACCGTGTACCTGCTCGGCTGCGACTTCAAAATGTCGCCCGACCGCAAGTATGCCTTCGACGAGCACCGCGCGCCCAACGCCATCCGGCACAACAACGTCCTGTACGACTCCCTGGCCCGCCGCTTCGAGGCCCTGCGGCCGCACTTCGAGAAGCACCGCTACCGCGTGATCAACTGCTCCCCCGGCAGCGAGCTCCAGGCGTTCGACCGCATGGACTTCGACGCGGCGATCAAGGCCGCGTCCGCCGAGTGCGGCAAGCCCGTGAGCACGCAGGGCTGGTACGAACCCAATCCGAAGCCGACCATCCAGGAGGCCGCCCGATGAGCGACGGCCCGACCCGATACTACTTATACATCCCCGTGTGGGCGACAGGCCGCCCGCCCCAGGGCGGAGGGTCGAGCAACTATTCAACGCCGTCGGGCGGCTCGGACACTCCGGACAGCAGTTACTCGACGCCCAGCAGTACGCCAAGCATGCCGGCGAGCTACTCGACCACCGGGGACGTCGTCTACACGACCGGGCCTGGCGGGACGGCGACGCTGACGTTTGTCACCACGAACGACTCGCGGTTCCACCATACTTCCGGCAGCAGCCAGCCCTCCAGCAGCGCGGCCAGCTCGGCTTCGAGCTCGACGCCCAGTTCATCGATGAGCTCGGGCGGCAGCTCGTCGAGCATGGGGTCGAGCAGCAGCGGCTCCTCGGGAAGCAGTTCATCCAGCAGTGGCTCCTCCTCGAGCGGCTCCAGCAGCTCCAGCGGGGGAAGCTCGTCTTCGAGTGGTTCCTCGGCCAGTTCCTCGATGGGTTCGAGCGGAAGCTCGGGGATGAGTTCCGGTGGTTCTTCGGGCGCTTCATCCGGTGGGTCATCGGGCGCATCGTCCGGCGGCTCGTCGGGTGGCGGCTCGTCCGGAGGCGGCTCTTCGGGCGGGGGAGGATCATCCGGCGGAAGCGGTCCGGGCGGGTCGGGGCCGGGAGGCAGCGGACCCGGTGGCAGCGGGCCGGGAGGCTCCGGCCCGGGTGGATCGGGTTCTGGCGGCAGCGGCCCGGGAAGCAACTGCCTCCTCTTCGGCACGCTCGTGCGCCTGGAGGACGGCCGCCTTACGCCCATCGAGAACCTCAAGCCCGGCGACCGCGTGGCCTCCATCCAGGTGCCCGGCCTCGAGGTGGATGTGCCGTATCGCGCCCAGTACAACTGGCTCTCGCACCACGGCCTGCACGGAGCGACGCCCATCGCGGCGCGCGTGGCCAGTATCCGCCTCGGCGAGCACCACGGCTTCATGGTCATCAACCGCCGCTTGAAGGCGACGCCGGAGCACCCGTTCATGATCCGTCGCGGCGACGAATGGGGCTTCGCGTCCGCCGAGTTCATCCAGCCCGGCGACTTCCTGATCGACGAGCACATGAACGAAGAGGAGGTCAAATCGGTCGTCCGCATCGACGCCCCGACCCGCACCGTGGCCATCCACATCCCCGGCACCAACACACTCCTGGCCGAGGGTGTGTGGGTCCACAACGACATGCCGGCGACCGCCCAGAGTTCCGGCTCGGGCAGCGCGTCATCCGCGTCGGGCTCGGGTTCCGGGAGCGGGCCCGGCTCCGGCTCGGGGTCCATGTCCGGTTCAAGCAGCGGATCGTCGTCGGGGAGCAAGTCCAGCGGGTCGTCCTCGTTCTCGACCTCCGGCTCGATGTCCGGGTCGTCCTACTCATCCGGCAGCGGATCGGGCAGCATGAGCGGATCAAGCAGTCCGTCCGGCGGTGGGTCAGGGTCGGTGATCGAGCAGTAG